TTCCGTACTTACAAAGATTCCATCCCTTACAGGTCTAAACATTGTTACCCTGGATTCAAACGGCAGATAGTTCTGTGCGAAGTCCACCCAATTAAAAGAGTTTGGTTCCGTGTACCATACGACCGGAAACCCTTGATCTACCGTGACCATGTACAATCGGCCTTTGTAGTAGGCCAGCATGTACCCGACAACGGGTGATTGAAATTGCCTGGACGTGATAGGCCCCACATAGTCCTCATCCACCTTTTCCCAATCGCTCCGTGACATGGTATCCAGGTTTATGACCCCGTTTTGGTGCCCGTTACAGTAGTAGACCAGCTCGGAAACCGTCTCATAACTCATGCGTGCATCAGGATTGACCGTGGCTATTGGGGTTGAGTTCAGTCCGTCATCAAGTACGCACAGATTAGACCCTACGACCGCCATACAGACCTCCCGATAGGGGAACAGGCTGTGACAGCTTGATGTAATGTCTGTTGTCGTCTGCCCTTTGCGCCTGTTTAACCTATACGAATCGTCCACAACAACATTCACGGCAACCGCCAATTCCTGGATATAGGTCTCAGAATCAAACCTGATCCTTGCCGGGTCTATCCTGTTGTTGAGCCCTGATGATCCTCTGAAGATTGGAACTATATCAGCCAATGGTAATACCTTGCTGTGTGTGTGAAATTACCTCTTTAATAACACCATCCTTGATTGATACCCTGAACTCTAATGTGGCCTCCTTGTTCGCCAATGCGTCTATCAAGGTCTTGATTATGTAAATGTTCGCCTTTTGCAGATCTACTCTCGGTTCTGGCTTTTTCTCTTCATCCTTCTTTGTTGTCTCTGCCATTTATGGCCCCTTTCTAATAATCGTTAATCCCGAACTCTACTGCTTCGTTAAGATTGTCGCAGAATGCGTTAAGCTCAATCATGCCCTCATAGAATCTTGACTTGGCATTGTTCGTATTCACCTTTTTCCCATCCATCCCATCTTCGATAAGATCAAATATCTGCCATGCTGCGTAGTTTGTAAGGATTTGTGATTGTAGATGGTCAGGAAGACCGTCAGGTTCGGAGGTGGTTAGCACCATGTCGGTAGGTTTTCTGTAGTAATGCAGTGTCAACTCATCGGATGTGGAGGGGATGCCCTGATAAAACAGGTTAGAACCCCTTACAGCACATACATAAACCTCTGAATCATCATCCATTGAGGGATACCTCGCCAGCATATCCCCGAAGGATGTAAGAACTGCGATCCTGTTCCCATTGTTCCCGGATACTGCAAAGAATAGATCCCTCCCGTAGTCATCAGGTAATGAGACATAGGCAAGGGTCGTGCTTGTATCAACAGTGTCGGAAGTCGCAAGGCCCGGCAATGGATATGAAAACGCCTGTGTTCCATCGGGATAGACAATCATTATCCCACCAGCTATGCGCTTCATGCCTTCGTTTAGGTAGTTGGTAATGACTGAAGATGAAAAGGAATCATCCTGTATGATCATCTGTGTAGTAGTGATAAGGCTTGATAATGTGGTCATAGGTCATCCCATGTAACTTCGCCTGTGTCTGATATAAACACAGGTTCCGGCTCTGCACGTGAATCTTCCTTTTTTGCGCCCTCATTGATGGACTTGGTATAGTTAGTGTCAAGCTGTGGAGGTTTTTCGTCCCAGCAGTCAGCACATACCAGGACCCCATCCCATCTCTTACGGCATTTGGACCTGTACACAGTAAACCCGCATACAGGGCAGCACACCTTGTACTCACCCGGTCTATACATATGTCACCTGATAAAAAAGGCGTACCGGGCCAATCCCGGTACGCCATAAGGAGGAGGAGAGAAATGAAAAAACCGCTTCATAAAGAAGGGCATTGGATTGTCTATGCAGCAGCCGTTACAACACTAAGAGGGGACATAGGCGTATAGGTCATATACCAAGAAATCGCCCCTGTCTGTGCAGCGGTTGAATGAAGTTTTACAGTACCAGGGGTTAATACAAACTCTACTTCCTCAACAGTCACGGGGTCAGTAATGATACCCCCTAACGAAGCAGATGGGGTGAACGTGCTTGTACTACCTATGTTCTGGTAAATGGTCCCCACAGCATCAGAGTCTATATCAACAGCTCCTGCGTTTAGATCAATAGTAGCCGCCGGAGCATCGGTCGTGATCTGCAATTTTACGCTTGCCGCACCTCCGATAATAGTGGTCACTAACCCCGTAATCTTGCATCGAACAGGGCCACCAGAGATAGTGAATAGGTCATCAGTCGTGGCGTTCTCGACCGTACCACCTGTTTTGACAATGCACTGAGGTATTGCCGCCAGGGTAGCAGGAATAGTTGTTCCGGTATCGGTCAGTATCCCTTTGATATACCCCATAAGGCTCTTGTCGGTAGTGGCAGCACCGACAGCCGCATCGGTCTTGTTCCCGATCACATCACTCATGACAGCATTAGTAGCAGCATCAGCAGTAGCAACATCGTGATAGGCATCAATAACGTCAATCTTGCCTTCAAGACCACTTGCCAATGCCGTTCCTATCGGATCACCAGCATAACCGTCTGTACTGAACCCTTCACAACCTTCACCCCATGAAATCTTGCCTACACTGGACACGTAGGTAGTACCGGAAGCGACACGTATCTTGACATTCCTTGCGATACCTGTCGCATTAGCATCAAGGACAATACCGGGTGTAGGGCTGGAATTAGTGTTGTTGATATCAATATCTCGCAGCCGGATATTAAGAACTTCATCCGTAACGTTCTCGATAGCGCCTGTGGCAAAGTCACCCGCAATGTCAATATCTTCAAGTATGGCATTGTCCACACCGTTTAACTGGATATTTGATTGCTTCTGTGTGCCGCCTTCATTGCCCGGCACATAACGCCAGCCTTTGATAGCCAACCCTATGGCACCGGAAGTCGCAACTATACAGTCAGTAGTATCAATGTCCGTAGCGTCCTCGTACTGACCATTGACAATAGTAAAATTGTCAGCATTAACATCGATAGGCCCGGTTAGAGCGTCAATGCCCGCAACAAACCGTGGATTGATAAGGGTAATATCATCAGCGTCAATGTCCATGTCCGCAGTCACGGCAGTCGTAAAATTGACATACGCCTGGTTAGAACCATTACCTAAAAACACCACCGTAATACCTGCCACATCAAGGTCGAGGCCACCGGCAGCGGTTACGGTTTCGACATGCCCAGGCTTTGCCATAATAATATCGCCATTGTTTGCAGTGCATTTAGTCTTTGCATATTCAATGCTTCCAAACGGCAGAACGTATGATCCAGGGTTGCCGTTACTGCCTGCCCCCGAATCCGCCCAAAATATATTGCCTGCATACGTGTTAAGGATAGGCAAACCCTGAATAGCTATACCATTTCTGAAACCATTTGGAAAATTACTCATAGGCATAATATAAATGTCCTCCCACGAACCCCATAGGGTCTTTAAGAAATCCCTCGTGGTTCGGAATAAAAAAGGGAAGCCGGTTAAGACTCCCCTTTTAAGGTTGATGTTGTATAAAAAAGATTACGCTCCTGGACTACCGAATATACATCTTGGGTCTGTCACGCCTACGCTATAACGAGTAGTTGCCTTAAACTTGGCGTTCTCAGTGTCGAAATCGTTATCAGTATCGAAAGCGTCTGCCCTTCTTTCCTTGTACTTCAATCCATCAGGACAGTTGGTCTGGATGAACCAAGCATCAGGATCGGTCAAATAATGCGACACAAAATAACCTTCCGGAAACCTGCCCAGATATTTATTTGCATTGATATCATTCTCAGCAGACCCAGGACGAAGTTCGGAATACAGCAACCTTACAGCCTCAGTCTCTAACTCGACAGGGATTATCAATTTCTGCGGCTGAATATTGATAATCAATCCACGGTCATTGGTAAAATCGTTAATATCAATGCACGCCTGTTCAATAGCAGATTCACTGATATCCGAAGCCGTAGCAAGCTCATTACTCCATGTACCACCGCTTTTGTTCGGGTGGTCAGTAGCGCATAATTCCTTGCCGTCAGCGTAGGTATATGAGTTGCTAAATGCCCTGTTCAGGATGTTGTAGCACACGATCTCCCTGGTCTGTTGCATACTGAACGCAAGAGCCGTAGCCTTTCTTAGTCCAAGAGCCGCATACTGATTATCCTCGTATGTTTCCCTAGTGATAATAAAGCCTAGCCCATAGGTTATGTGTGTATATCTCTGAGTGAATGCTTGAGACATATCATCATATGTAATGCCTCCGCCCTCAGTCTTTACCTGTGCAAGACCAAATGAGGTTACGCCCACTTCTTCCTCAAATGCCGCATTAGTGGCCTTACTTTTCTCAAACACCTGCGGCCATTCAGGTTTATGCTTGTTGTACGCATTACCGTATATCTTGTTGATGCCAGGAAACATCATCCTGGCGAAACTACTGGTAGTTATTACTCCCATTATGCATTACCTCCCTATACGCCTGTAGTGGATTTAAACTCATGTTCATTGAACACGACAAGCCACTTGGCGTTAGTGCCTAATTCGTTGTCCTCACGATTGACCAGCCCCAGTATACGGCACTGTGCAGATGCGGTCGTGCTCGGTGAATCCGAATCCAGCTCCATAGCTGATAATCCCGTTGTGGTATTCCCTGATCCAACCACGATGTCTGCATTCTGACCTACACTGTCAGCATCAAGAGTAGAAGTATCAGAATCCTCCTGAACCTCAAAGATGACGTTAGGGTCATCCACTACCGCACAATACATAGCAGTCAATCCAGGCCTGTAAACC